TCGCCCCCATGTCATACATTTTCATCTATGAGAACATCGTGGATTGGTAGAAAATTGAAATCACATAATGGGCAAATATGCACGGCCGAATTATTGCAAAAGGATATAGATGAAAGGGGATTACCTATATTAAGAAAAGCCGAAGAAATCATAGACTATTTTAATCCAAATTTATATTTTATTGAAAATCCTAAAACGGGAAAAATGAAAAAATATATTGATAAGCCATTTTATGATGTTGATTATTGTATGTATTCAGATTGGGGATATCAAAAGCCCACAAGAATATGGACAAATAAATTAGATTTTAATGCTAAAAAATGTGATAAAAATTGTGGTAATATGGTAAATGGCCGACATAAAGCAAATTTTGGATGTAGAAAATGTATAATTGATGAAAGTGGTAATCATATAAAATTAACAACGGATGAACAAAGAAAGAAATATAAAGATTATAAAAATGTATATACATATATTAGTAATTTAAAAAGGAGGTATAGAATACCAGAAAACCTAATATCTGAATTATTAAATTAATAAAAAAATATATTTGTAATAATATATAATTATTTTTTACCGAACAATAAATTTTTTACCCGCAAATTTTGATTTTTAATTTTGGATGTTGGCCTTAGAACCACTAAAAAGGGAAAAGGGGCGGAAGAAGATAGAAGGAAGGCCGATTGCATTTGTGCAAGATAGAGAGAGTAATAAATATGTTGGATTGCTTAAAGTATTGGACAATGAAGATTATGAAATTGGCGAAGAGTTAATAGAATTGCCTAAACATTTAGAATTTAAAATATTTCCTGAAACGAGAGATTCACAAGTTGATGTTATTATGCTAACGGGTCCTCAAGGTTGCGGAAAATCTACGATTGCCAGCGCTTATTTAATGGCATTTGATGAAGTTTTTGACTGTGATGAAACACATAAAACTATAATTTCTGCCGATGATATTGATGACCCCGCATTTGCAGATATACCACATACTCGTATTATTGTAGATGAGACATGGGAAGAAGCACCGCCACAATTAGAAGACTTTATTAATCCTGATGGAAGAAGTTGCTTAATTTTTGATGATATTGAAGGCTGTAAATCAAATAAGAAGCGAGCATTAGCATTAGAAAATTTAATTGAAAGAGTTTTAACACAAGGAAGAAAACATTTAATACATGTAATTATGATATCACATTTAGCGGCGAATTCTAAAGCCACAAGAAATATACTCAATGAGCATAACAATTTTATATATTTTCCGAAGTTGGGAAATAGTAGAAATTTAACATATTGTTTAGAACACCATATTGGAGTCCCCCGTGATATGAGAGAATATCTTAAAAATTCAGATTGGGGCAGACATATTCAAATTAAGACATCCGCCCCACAAATTTTATTAGGTGCAAATAGAGCCTGTATATATGACCACGATGCAGTTAGTCATGCACTCAAAAAAAGAAGTATAATTGACAAAAAAAGAGCTACTATGGAAGCGGAAGATATGTTAGGTATGCGATAAAATCTCATTTAATGTATCTATATTTTCTTTTAAGTTTGTAGATTCACCCCATAGTAAAAATCCTGATAGCACCGCAGGGCTCATAATCATATTTTCTAAAAATGGCCGTTCTCGCGGATTATTGAAATGTCTCTTCCAATAATTTATTTTTTTTGTTGTATTATGGTGGTCTATAAATGTCCCGCCATTTTTATATCCAAAATCTATCTTTTTATAAATGCGATTGCCGTATACATCATAATCATCATATTGAATAAGTGCCTGAAATCTTTTGTCTTTCTTTGGTGATTTTATAACATTAATAATTTTCATTTTTATTATATATATAAAAATATATAATGAAGAAAATTATTTTAACATTTTTCACTGGCTTAATTTCTGCTAACATCTATTTTGCTGTAGACGACAATAAAAAGTTAAATAAATTAAGAGCAGAAATAAAAGAAATAGAAGATAGAAACACCCCAAAAAAATAATGGACAAATCACTCACCGATGGTGATGTTAGACGGCTTACTGATAATGAAATACCTGTTATGACATATTCAGAGTTAATTGATAATGGTGTATTAGATGTTTTATTATCAACCCCAAGTATGGCATGTATATGCCTAATAAGGACGGCATTAGATTATGGGCATTGGGTTTTAATATGGTTAAAAACAAAAGGTAAAGAAAAGGGGTTTTATTTTTATGATTCATACGGAAATGAGGTTGACAGTAATGTTTATAAAAAATTTGTATCAACTGAATTGCTAAAACAAATACATCAAGATGAACCATATTTATTAAAGGAGTTATATGATAGCGGATTCAAAATATATTTTAATGAATATCCGCATCAATCATCAAATAAAAATGTTTCAACCTGTGGAAGGCATTCTGTAGTCCGTAGTTCTTTTTTAGATATGGACACTGATGAATACGATAAAATGATAACTGCTGGAAGTTTAACACCTGATGAAAAAGTATTACTATTAACGGAGATTTAAATTAATTTATTATTTTTATAATTTTATTAATATAAAACACTTAATTTTTTTGAATTATATTTTTTGGGTTATATTTTTTGGATTAAAAATGTCTATTCGTTCTATTTATAATGATACAACGGGATTATATGTTTTGGAGCATTCGGGTTCAAATGGAATTAGTTCACATGGTTTTGTAATTAATGGAAATAATGGAATTAGGTTTCAAGATGGTAGTGTTCAATATTCCGCAACTTTAATCGGTGCTACTGGCCCGCAAGGTCAAACTGGTTCTATTGGCCCGCGGGGAATACCTGGAAGAGATGGAAGAGATGGTCAAACTGGTTCTATTGGTGCCACTGGTGCCACTGGTCAACAAGGCTTACAAGGGCAACAAGGGCAACAAGGGATACAAGGTCAAACTGGTGCTACTGGTGCTACTGGTGCTACTGGTGCTACTGGTGCAACTGGTGCCACTGGCTCAACACTACCAATTATTACAACCCCCGCACCAAATAGTAGCAATTTTCTACTAGCAATGGGTCAAGATGTTTATGACAATGCCACATTAATATATAATGGAACAAATATAACATCATTAGATATTCCGCTAGTAGTAGCAAATACATCAAATACAAACACATCAACATTAGCATCTAATTCTTTAGTGGTGAATAATGGTGTAGGGTCTTATTCATTATTAGCACCACATGTTGCTTATTTTAATAATAATGGAGTAAATACAATTGCAATTGATAATTCACCTCAAATGGTGTTAAATGACACATCGCAAACATATCAGGCGACATTTGATTATTCACGACTTATTTTTGGAGAAAATGGCGGGTTACAAGGCACATTGTCAAGAAATGGTTTAAATATTAATGTTCCAAATGGAGCATATGTGTCATTAACCCCAAGCAGTCTAAATTATTATAATGGGACTATATTAACAACTAAACTAAATGGCTCAGCAAGTAGCCTAACATTTAATGATGGCACAAATAACTCTCAATTAACCACAACGGATATATTATTTAATTCAGTAAGTCTAAAAAGTACAGTAAGTACAAATACTTCAAACATAGCAACCAATACCGCAAGCATAACAGCACTCCAACAAAATACAATTCAAGCCCCAATTATTCAACTTTGCTCACCTGCAGTATTTGGAACCTCTCCAAGTTTGCCCCCGCAAAAAATGTTTATATCATCAAATGCAAGTAATATAAGTAATATAGGGTATGGCGGTTGGTATTTTCGAAACTGGATTACTGGTGTAAATATTGGATGGAATGCGGCCTTTGCTTCGACCACTTCAACGGTAGGCGATTTATTACAATTAAGTTTTTCTTTCCTAACAACAAATACAACATCCTCTCCCCAACTTTCAGTATATACAAGCCCGCCAACTGGTGGAAACTTTTATAATTCTCGTAGATCATATGTGAACACTGGAACACCAACCGCAAACACGCCATACTTATATTATATTAATTTTAATGGATATACTGGAGTACCTTTTAAAAGTGGTCATACGCCCGTATTGATGACAAATACTGGAGTTTCTAATGTTGGCGCATTTGCTTCCACAGAAATATTATATTTTTGGTCGGTTGGTACAAATTCTATAGCGGCGGCCAATTCAGTAGAATTAATTATAAGTGGGATGACTTTTAAAATGAATCATAATAGCGATGGAATTGTTACTCAACCATATTTATTTTTAAATGGTGAGGTTATTAATGCCGCACCAGTTGTAGCACAAGGGGCGGGGACTTTAACTATTAACCCTTACCATTACGGATGCAGTTTTGGATGCACTGGCGATGTTACCGTATCCACTGGAAGTCTAAGGGCACAGGATGTATTATTTTATATTACACTCGTAAATGCAAAATCCACAGGTGCAGTTGGGATTACTTATATAGGCTCAGCAGGTAGTACAAGTTATATATTGCAACAATCTGGCACCCAAGTATCTTTAAGTTGGTCTGGTACATATTGGACAATACTTTAATAAATAAAAAAATATATATCTTTTAATATAACAATGCCTAAAGTTTTAGATCCACATTTATATGAAAGGGCAATAAATAAAGCCAATGAAATATATAAAAAGCCGTCAGCGTATAAAAGCGGGTTTATCGTAAAGACATACAAAGAACTTGGCGGAAGATATGGAGACGATAACGAAGAAAAGAATTTGAAGAGATGGTTTGAAGAAAAATGGCAAGATGTAGGCCATCAAGAATATCCAGTATATAGGCCAACTATTAGAATAAATAAAAATACACCTTTAACAATATATGAAATTGATAAAAAAGATTTGGCCAAGAAAATAAAATTAAAGCAGAAAATAAAAGGAGAAAAAAACTTACCACCATTTAAAAATAAGTGAATTAATTTAATGAATAAAAAAGATATCCTTTTTAATATAATCATTTTATTTTTTTTATGCCTGAAAAGGTATTATTTCACAACTGAAATTAATTGACAAAGAATAATGCCAGCAAAAAAAGGAAGTAAGAGTAAAACCCATAAGGGAGATTTAGATTACACAACAAAGCATGGAGATGAATATTTCCACGAGGGCGGACACCGTATTGAAAAGACATATAAGCCATATAATGCTCATAAAGGGTCAGTTAGTAAAACTCATTCTGGTTTGGATTATCAACATTACCATAAACACAATTTAAAAATCCCACTTGCTGGAGGTGGTGCTTTAAGAATAACAATATGCCACGACGATAGCGACAGTGATGAATATTATAGCGATATGGAAGGAGAAGGATTATGGGATACTATTAGAGGCGGATTTAGAACCGCATCGGATAAAGCAAAACTTGCCATTGACAAAGCAAATGATCTTGCACATAATACCGTAAATAGAATTAAAGATGTAGCCCACAAAGTTTATACTGGCGATACGGGTATGCCCCCAAATGTTCAACAAATTTTAAACCAATATGGAAATCAATTAATATCCAAAATTGATATTGTAAGAAATCCAGTAGGCAATGCTTTAGTTGGTGCTTTGAGTGTTGCATCTCGTGGAGAGTTTGGAAAGAATTTAAAGAATGCACCATATGATAAATTATTCCATTTAAAAATAGTTATTACTTTACAAGATGGCACAAGAATATCAATGGAGAAAGTAGAACGAGTTAATTTGGTTGTAAATCCTCAACCAGTAAAAGATGAGGAGGCCACGCCAACACCATTGAATGGGCAACAATTAACATTAGAACAATTATATGACAATGCTAAAAATGCTATGGGTGATAGATTTTATCCATATTCAGCACGCGATAATAACTGTCAGAATTTCATATTAAATGTATTACAAGCAAGCGGTGTAGGCAATCAACAAGATTATGAATTTGTTAAACAAGATACAAAATCATTATTTGGCGATGATACATTTTTGCGGAAGGCATCGAATACCATTACGGATATTGGCGCACGATTTAATGTATTACAACAAGGAGGCGCAATTGATGATGATTATTTACATACTGCAATTAATTTAATGCATAAACAAAAGAAGGATAAAAAAGGATTAGTTGCGACTAACACAATACCAATAACTGGAGGATATGTTGGAGGTAAATTGACATTTAAAGATTTTGCGCACGGATGGGCTAAGCACCATAAGATTACACATGGTGGAGCATTAAAAAGCAAGAAAGCAAAAGATGCTTATAAAACAATAAATGATCATCTATTAATGCACGGGGCTGGGTGGGATGATTTCGTAAATGGGGCTAAAACATTTTTTACGGGCGGATATAATGACCAAATTAATCAAGGCATTCAAGGTGCAGTCAATAAAGTTGTTTCTGGTATTGATGCTTTTGGAAATGAAATAAAAGGAACGGCTGACCAAATAAAACAAAAGATATTAAGCCAGTCCGAAGATATTATCTCAAAAATAAAGAGTGGGGTAACTAATGGAATCGGAGATTTTAAACAACTTATAAGCAATGCCCAATTAAGTTGGGATGATAAAATGCGATTGGTAAAAGAATATGCAAATGCAATTAAAAACAAAGTTGTTGGTGGTGTTATGACTGGAGTAGATGCAATTAAAAAATATGGAGCCGAGGCTATTAATTGGATTAAAGATAATAAAGATGCGATGAAAGCAATAGCAATAAGTATTGCAAAGTTTGCCGTACAAAAAGGCATACCATTAGCTGGGGAACATTTAGGCGGAATATTTGCGGACTTTTTGGCGGCGGGTATGTTACAACCTGAATTAATCCCAGTTGCGCAAACTCTTGGGTCTGTTGCGGGTAAGAAATTGGGCGATATGTTGGCGGATTATATTATGTCTTTAGGTTTGGCCGATGCTCAAGGAAATCCAGATGCGGATAAATGGTTGGCCGTTACTGGTCATGCCATCGATGCTGCTAAAATGGCCTATTCGGGATATCAAGGTTTAAAGTCTGCGAGTAATTATTTATCAGGTGCGGCAGATGCTGGAAAGGCGGTTGGGTCAGTTGCAACTGCGGGTGCGGGTGTAAAAAGAAGAACCACCGCAAAGACTAAAAAACTATTAAAGGAAAGTTTGGATAATTACCATTTAGTGAA